GTGACGTCGGTCGAGACCGAGGTAAGATCTTATATCAAGCCTCTCTCCCCTTACCTTAGAAGAGAAGGATTGGATCCTCACAACAGTGCCATCGCTGCTGAGCCAACCCCTGAAACAATCGCTGAACGATTGTCCCAAAGAAAGTTGCCAAGCAATCTTCCTGTTTTCTTCGCGGCCCGAACTATCCGTTGGAAGAACCCAACGTGTTCATCATTTTTCCCCGAATGCGGCTCTTGGTTAACAAGATTCAGAGCCAGTTCCATCATCAAACTATTTCCCAACATGGCTTCACTTTCAAACAAAATAGTATTTGTTTGAAACTCATAAACAGTAACCACTTCAACTCGCGCAACCTGATTGGGCGTTCCTAAAACTGCCCCAACAGGATTGAACTGACCAGACACAATCAAACAAGGAAAAGCATGATCATCCATGTCATCCGGTGTCCGAAAATCGGTGTCCCCAATTGATTTAGGAGACCACCAAACGTAACTTCCATCATCCAATCGACCATCATAACCGGTTGTAATATCGGCTAGGGCTTCCCAGTTCTGCAACTGTTTGTTTGCATTGCTGGCGACTGTGGTGAAGTACGCTTGTTGGCAGGTAGCGGCTGGAACCCATGCCGCAGCTATCTGCCCCGCATTGTTTAATACGGAGTTGTTGTACGTGGTTAACACGGAACAAGCCACAGGACGGATTTGGGTCACAATACCATTATTTTTTGAAATATCGAGACCCTCAGCCGTGGCTGGAGTGAGAATGAAGCCAGCAGCAACAGGTGCTGCTGAGCCGGTGACACTTATATCGCCACCTGGTGAGTTGACAACCAGAAGCCCGCCCAAAACGGTACCTCCGGTGGTAACGGAACCTGCCACCGAAGTGGCAGTAGCATTCGTGAAAGTCAGATTCAAAGTGACGTCACTGACCATTTCAAACCAATATTCACCTGCTGGAATTTGGAAATTTGAACTATTTCCAGGTCCTGCAAGATCATAAACGATTTGAATGCCATTGATGAATTGACCTGAACGGGCTAAAGACGAAGCAAACCCAAAAGGAGTAAGGTTGCCAAACGGTGTAAGAGCTGTCATGCCAGCAGTTCCAGCAACGGAATTGGACACGACACCATAAAAGAAATTCGCTGCCTGAGTCATTTGAGCCCAAAAAGGATCCAAACGTATGTCTGAACCACCAATTTGCTTAACATACCGAGCTGGATCGGTAAAATCACCGATCGGCCAAGGTTGTGAACTATCAACAAGTGCAATTTTATAATCTTGCAAGTCGGAGATAGAACCCAAAGTTGGTTGCACAGCAAAGGAAAAACGGCCAGAATCAGCCGTAGCATTGGGGGTAACAGACAACTCAAACGTTTGGATCGACCTAAACAGCGAAGTGACACCAGAAAATGCATCAGGGATCCGAGCCATAAACTGCTTCGGATCAGCTAATGTCATCATATAGTTGGCAACACAATTCGGGGGCTCCAAATTCGGAGAACCTTCTGATGGGTTATGTGGCATTACAGGAGGCAACACAAGTCGTTTTCTCGACCGGCGTTGGCTTCGGCGACGCGCACGCGCTTGTGGTGAGCGCTTCCTCTTCACTCCGCGAGGAAAAGGAATAGAACGAGGATTTTTGGTTGGTTGATTCTTCTGCATTTTTAAATAACAATTCCTAACCGACCACCAGCCACATAATCATGTAACTTACGCCCTACATGCTGGGCAAAGCCCCCATTTAAAGGCCGGGGGGAAGCCTAGAAAAAGAAAAAGAAAGAAAACAGTTAATCAACTGAATTGCGAAGGGTTGAAAAGAAGATTAAGAAAGAGAAAAACACCTCAAGAGTAGTCTCGGAGACCGAGAGCGAGCCATATTGGCCCGCTCAAGAAATGGAAGGGATCATGGGGAAAAATTTTTTCCCAATAATTGTAATCATCCCAAACTTCACCATATCGAGAGCGCAATTGCACCCAGGTGTCCATTTCATCAATTCTCGGTTTACATATGTCTTGATCGACAAACATTCTCCAATCTATTCCCACCCGTTTATCAACCAAATCTCCTTCGTCAAAAGCATCGACGAAGGAACGCAAAAGAGGAACTTGCAAAAAATAACTATACCCATGAGCGACGTCAGACAAGTAGAGATTCGCTGCTCGTTCATAGGTGAGTCCTGGTTGATGGATCCCGTAGATTTCACGAGGATCACGGTAACTCTTTCCCACTTTTAAAACGCGTGAAGGCAAAGGGCCCCAATAACGATCCCACGGCAAATGATCGGCCGTGTTTGAGGGCCAATGCACAGAATACCAAAGACCTTTCAGGAACGAAACTTCAAAACTGTCTAAGGTAACTTTCATTTTCATTTGAAAACCCAATCTCTTAAATTCTAAAAGCCATTGATCAAGAAGCGGCTCTGAATAATTTGTTCTTTGGATGACGGTTTTGAAAGCCAAACCAATTGCAACTGAATTTCCCAAGGAAGTATCGGCACCACCAGTATCCCTATATCCCCTGAGTTTTCTTTTTATGCGAAATTCTCCACCAAAATCTTCTTTCGCATAACTCACGTAGTCACTATGAGCTAATTTCACAAGGAAATCTGCCCTCTGCTGGTCGAGTCCAAAATAGCGGTAATACTCAGAAACGGTTTCCAAAACGGCCCCAGATTGAGTTTGATCAAACATCGAGGCGTCTGCTTCCACATACCACACGCGTTCTGCAACGCGCATGACAATGAGGCTATCATCGCCTGACACAAGAATAAACACTCCGGGACCACTTCTCAACCGATTGTGAGCAAACCACCACCATGAACTCAAATTATGATCAGTAAACCCACATGCATAAGTCATATAAAACTCCAGCCCGCCGAACACATAAGGTTCAGGTCGCTCACACCATCGGGCTGCTATTGCATGTTGGCACTCATAAATATTAGGGCCTAAGTAAATTTGGACTACGGGATTGACATTTGCAATTGGTCGTGGTTTCAAGGTGACCATCAACCTCTCCCGGCCATTAAGATTGGCCAATTTGACTTGCATCAACACTTCATCGGTTTTCACCATGATTTTCGTGGTTTGAGCAGCCTTTTCTAGGAGAGAAATCCCACCTGCTAGAAACGATGTTAATGCATTTTCATATCGTTTCCGTTTTGCTGAATCCATTTTATCTATCCAACCTGGCACCAACTCTTCCCAAACAAACAAATCTGTTTTTGTTTGACCCAAATCTAGAGGTAAATCACGGCGGATCTCCTCCCAAGGAGGGCGCTGCTCTAGGGGTGTAATAATGTTTGGTTTCAGGAGTCTTAGATAATTCACAGCTTCTAAATTCCTAGTACTTGCACTCGCTCTCAAAGTCGGCATGCTAGTAGGAAGAAAAAAGTGAGTGTACACTTTGGTCTCTTTTTGAATTTGGGGCAAAGTGTTTTTATGGATGAGCAAAGGGTCTGGTATGACAGCTTCATAAACACAAGAAGTGTGTTGTGATTCAACTCTGGCTGACATTGGATCGTATCGACTAATTGAATTGCGCGACAAATTATGCACTTCGCGTTCATGCCAAGGAGCTTCATAATAATAATATTTGAACTGTTCCCAGTCGAGAGAGAGTGGGCACTCTCTCTTTCCTGTGACCAATGTCCAAATACATGCAGTTGGAATTCCGAGAAAAGGATAGGCACGGGCCAATTGCGCAAGAAGATGTTTCTTGCGGTCATATTCTGTCGCCCATGCATCCCGTTGGGTGTACAAAGCCAACCCATTGTATACTGCATGACCCAAAATTGCATAAGGCAAAGGCAAAATTGAGCATATTTTATGGACTCCATAAGGGATCAAGGAACTAAAAATCTGTTCCCCTTGGCACAATCGCAAAGTCAATTCGACTTCTGGAAGAGCACTACACAGCTGAGTTTTCTTCAAGACTTCTTCCACTATTGGACTCGCAATTAAAGACACCATTTTTTGTGGCATGGTACCACCGAAGATTTTTACCAGGAGGGGGAGCAAACTGGCGACTTTCGAATACTTCATCCATAAATTCCCAAGAAATGACTTTTTCTTTAATGCAACATACAGTAACAAAGTCAAAACCACCACGATAAGAGTTCTACCGTGCTGTCTTCCAATCTGAAAAATCATCTTTTTCACCAATGAAGGTTCAGAAGATGTTCTCATAGCATTTGCGAACCGATCCGACAGTGGCAATAATTGAGCTGCTCTAGCTTCAATATTAACCACTGGCGCATAAGTTTTAAGCATCAAATGCAATGGAAGATCACGTGTGAACGTGACGAATTCTTGAGGAAATAAGGACATCAGGAGTTTCAATTCAGGATTCTTAAAATAATGACGAAGTTCTCCTTGTATAGTAGCTTCTCGAAGCACCCCGGGCGTTCTTCTTTCAAGTAGAGTTGGAAGATCTAATAACAGAGTCGTTTGCATCAAGATGCGGCGTTGTTTACAGCCTACCAAAGGCAACACAAGATCACTATACCAAGATGCTCCATAGGAACAAATTGACATAGCCATCTCTTGCTGCCAAGTTGGAAATTCATCATCTGCAGACCAAACGTGGGAATCTTCAAACACAAACTGCGGCGTTTTAATTACACGGGTTCCATCAATCACTGGTTCATCTGAAATTCGAAAATGTACCAGTGAAAAAGATCCCACAGTTTTTGTAACATGCCAGACCAAATGATTCATAAAGGTTATTGCATGTTGTGTTTGTTCCCAAATCCAGTCACACGGATCATGTGCTGCATACGTAGCGCTGCGTTTGTCCGGCCTAAAATAAATCAAATTATTTTTCCGGATCCACGCAGCTTCACCTTCACAGGTGCCCGCATCTCCAATAAAATCGTGACCCACCCAATATAGATCTCTCACACCTGACAATCGCATTATACGATAAATGTTGTCAGGATTCAGTGTACTTCCAAAACGAGGTTCCAATGAATAAACATCACACATGAAAAGGGTGTCACATTGAACTAAATCTTCTGCTCTAATCATATTTTCACGGCTTATGTCTTCAGCGGTCAAAATAGGTCGATACGAGGTCAGGCGCATGGGGTCTAAAACCCCCAAATTCAATTGCGCTAAAATGTTGCTGTCACGTGGGCTTGCGTATAAAGAACAAATATGGGTTTTTCCATTTTCACGCATTTTCCCGAAGGCCCAAGCTGTCATCTTTGTTCGAATGCCAGCGCTAACTGGATGAGGATGGGTCGAGTCATGGAATCTTTTATTAAACCATGGCTCAATTCCGTAGGAACGGAAACGTTTTATCGTTTCTTCATCATCTGAGTTAGCTGTCACATGTATTGAATCCACGTTTGTGACAAATGGGTCTCGGGGAAGCTCTGAACAAAGTACTTCTCGTTTCCTTTCTGTGACAAGAGCTTCTCGTCTCTGTGGTCGGGCTTCCCTTTCGGGAGGCCGAGGTGGGGTAGGTTCCGCACTCTGTAAAGGGGCCGACGGAGAAACTCCGTCTCTCTGTCTCTCCTGTATGGGAACTGGTTCACAACGTAGTCTGCTGGTTCTCTGCTGAGAACGCGACAATCTATCGCGTTCTCGGTTATTCTGTTTTTGACAATGATCCAGCCACTGAACATTCGTGAAACCTTTTGGTTTGTCCAAACAAAGCCAATTTGTGTATTCCTCTTGAACATTGCGATGGATTGAATCTGCATTGACTGGAATCGCAGGCAACGGTTTATTACGAGTCACCAAGGGCAAAGGTTTTGTCCTATGAGATTCCGGCAAATCGAGAGATCGACTCTTAAATTGGTCGACCCCTCCGAGAAAAGGAAGTGGTAATCTTCGATCCAAACAAATTGGAGTTAACACTTCATAATTTCCCGTGTTCAAGTTTACTAATGGCATTGGTTCGCATACAGGTCGTGTCAACGACCGCTCTACAGGTGTGCTCTTCACACCTCCTTGCGTCTCACACTTCTGTTTTTTCCCTTGCGGACTATGACAAGGTTTCGTGGAAGTGGAAGAATTTGGTTTGAAGAAAAACCTCTCATCTTTCTTCTGACGCTGCGCTTTGCCGCTCACCGGCGGGAGAGTCTTCCCTTGTGGGGAAGATAAATCGTTTTTC